TCCGCAGTATACCTGCAAATCTTGACAAATACCATGCGCCCGTCGATCCAGAGGTGGGTATAGCCCACCCATATCAAAGGCAGTGTCACTTTGTTAAACTTCGCATCAGCTCATCGATTTTTTTGTCAAGATTGTCCAACCGCGCAATGACCCTGTTCATATCGGTGTGCATGTCGGCCCGCGTAACGTAGTCACGGGCAACTTCTTCCCGCGTGCGGTTCAGCAGGATTTGCAGCCGCTTCACTTCTTCGACATGGTTTTTCAGCACCCAGCTTATGAGACCGAGTGCTGCGCTAAGACCGAGGCTCCAGAGCATTTCGGTGGTCATGGGTTACTCCGGCAAAAGGTTTAGGCGAGAACTTTATCTGCCGATGCCTGAGAGATAGCACCAGCAGAAACCAGCATTCCCAAAACCTCAGTCGTGTCCGACAGATTTTTTCGTGCAGCCATTTCCTGTTTTGCGGTGATGATCTCTGGCAGGCTGTCGTTGTCCCACTTAACCTTCTCCGAAAGAGTTAGGTTTGGGCGAATGTCATCCACTCCCCATGTACGAGGAGCAGGTGTCGGAGTGACAGGCTCAGGCTTCACAATCTGACCACCAACCCACCCATCTCCGGTCACTGCGTCGTCAGGAACTTGAGTGTCGTAGAGTTGGGCTACGTCAGGGTGATAGCACTCAGCAGGGTCTCCGTGGCAGACATCACGAATTTTGTCGTCTTCGATCCATGCGTACTTCATCATCAGTATCCTTCTGTCCAGAACAGAGCTACGCAGCCGGGACCACCGATTCCAGTACTTCCTCCAGAACCTCCGCCACCGCCTCCCAAACCGCCTCTTCCGCCGTTTCCGCCGCTTCCGCCGCCGCCGCCAAAACCACCATTACCAGAAGTACCAGACGAAGTACCTGCACCACCTCCGCCAATGCCACCATTACCCCCACCAATTTGACTAAACGCTCCTCCTCCGCCACCGGGGCCACCATTTCCACCTGAAAGGATTCCATTTGAGGCACTAAAACCACCACCACCACCGCCAGACAAAGACCGAGTTACTGCCTCCAAAAGGAATTGCGGATCTCCACCGCCGTTGTTTGGAAGAGAAGAACTAGAAGCTCCGCCAACACCCCCAAACGGACTACCGCCATTTGTGCCGGAGCTAGCAGAGTGAGAACCACCACCGCCTTGGCCAAAGGCAGATTGAAGGCCACCACCCCCACCGGGGTTAATATCAGCGCCGTTACCGCCCCAGCCGCCCCCACCACTACCTGCAGTGCCTCCGCCATTACCACCTGTTCCATACCAAGAGCCAGAGCCGCCGCCACCCGCGCCGCCACTAGATCCGCCAGAAGCAGTGAAGGCACCGCGCAGCAAAGCATTCGCCGTTCCCGTACCGGGGCTGCCAGATCCGCCTGTGGCAGTCAGCAGTGTTCCAAAAGAAGACGTACCACCAGAACCTCCGCCAAAAGCACCTCCGGCACCAACAGTAATAGTGGGGAGAACTTGGCCGGGGATAACGTCTATGATTCCATAAGCAAATCCACCGCCATGACCAGTGTTGGCACCGCGCCCGCCACCCCAGACTGCTACACCCATCTGATATACGTTCATAGGAACGGTCTCAGTAGAAGTAGTCGTGGTGATGAGTTTGTAGTTTGTCCACTTAGAAGGAGCTACACGAGTAGCCTGATTCGGCGGAAGGCCAAAGCCGTACTGACCCTTGTTCATTAGAAGTCACCTCCCAAAGCGATGACCTTGATCCCGGTCTGGGCCACACTGGTTGTAGCGCGGAGCGAGTGACCCGAAGGCAGAACCAAAGGCATGAAGTTAGCATTGCCGTTGCTGGACAACATTGCAGTGTACGCCGGAACTGTGGTGCTGACAGTGACTGGCAGGATAGGAACCTGTTGCCACAGATGATAGGTGGTCCCATCAAAGACAAAAAGGTTCACAAGGCCAGAGACCGTATTCGCCACACCTTGAATTTCGATGTAGTCGATGCGGGTTCCCGACGATCCCGCAGTAACTACAGTGCCAACCGTGGTCGGAGCAGTCAAAGAGGTGTCTGCTGTAGTAAGTGTTGCTGCACCAATCTTAGGTACAGATGCGTATTGTGCTGAAGTAGCCATGACTTCCCCTTAGATTAGAGCGATAGATTCAGAAGCAACGAATGACCCAGGGGGTGCGTTGCCGCCAGTGAATTGCGTTATAAACCCAGGAGCGCCAACTGCTGCCCAAGTCGGAGCCAAGCCAGTACCCTGAGAAACAAGTGCCTGACCAGACGTTCCATTGGTCCCACCCAAAGAGATCTTCGGGTCGGTTAGAGTTTTGTTGAGTAGCGTTTCCGTTCCAGCAAGAGTGACATAGCCAGTGGCAGGCAGATACGCGACCGACCATGCCGACCCCGTATAAACGCGCATGTCGCCGGCAACGGAGTTGAAGTAAAGCGCACCAGTGATCAGCGCGTTGCCGTCATTGTCTACGGACGGATCGCTGGTTTTGGCTCCAAGGTATCGATCGTCAAAGCTGTCAAAGCTGGCAGCCGCTGATGCTGCAGATGCAGAAGCCGAAGAGGCCGACGAAGAGGCCGAGCTGGCAGACCCAGAGGCAGCCGTGGCAGAGTTGCCTGCATTGGTTTCTGATGTAGCCGCAGCCGCAGCCGAAGCCGATGCAGCCGATGCAGACGACGTTGCCGTTGCCGCGTCCACAATCAACGCCCACTTCGCCACATCTGTATTGCTGGTGATCGGCTGAGAGCCGGTTGAGGTGTGCGCGACCAAGCAGATGTAGATGTTGTTGTTCGACGTGTCCTTGATCAGATCGCGCTGATTATAGGCCGTGCCAGCCGCCCAGTTGCCGCGATAGGTGCCAAGCTCTTGCGCAATGCTCACGTTGCCCGAGCTGTCAAACGCAAAGACCTTGTTCGCACGATTAGCTGCAGAGATGGTAAATTCCGAGCCAGAGATTGTGTTGGTACGAGATGCCTTGATTGCTCGGCCCAGCGTCTCTTCATGCTGCTGAACCATGAAGGTCAGCTTGTCCAAGGCGTCTTCTACAGACTGAGAAGGGAACGGATCGTTCTCAACCAGATCCAGCTCTTGCACCAGATCCTGCTCACGCAGAATGGTCAGCGCTTCACCAGACGCCGGCGCCGTCAGCATCGTGACGTTGCCGCCGCCTGCGTTGCCGACACCGCTCACAGTGTAGTGCGTGGTGATGGTCTTGACGGTCTCAGTGCCATTGGCCGAGCGCACGATGACGGTCAGGTCATCCTCATCAAAGATCTTGAACGAGTAAGCAAAGACAGTGGTCGAGCCATTGCCGTTGTACTGTACTCTACTGGTGCTGCTGCTGACGGTCATCGCACACTCCTATTTGGCGGCACATTAGCATGGTTCATTAGACTAGTCATCCACCTGGTAAGGCGGAGCTGATATTTGGAGCGCGAGACGGAGAGGATTTTCCTGGCGCCCACCAGTAATCCTGGTCGTACTCTCTCTTGTATTTGTTCTGCACAGAACGAAACTTTTGCGGGGCTTTCGGATCTGTGTAGAGCTGAAGACGATCGAACAACATGCGCTCAAGCCCGAGGCGCATATACCACAAAGATGAGCCTGGCGTATAGCGCTGGACGAACTTTACCATCTCAGATGCTGCGTTGCTGTCTTCGCCTGATGCCACTTCCATCATGTTGCCCAAAGTCAGATTGCGCACATCGTTTGCAAATCCGACGACCGGGCCGGCAATTGTTTGAGCCAAACCACCGCCAAATCTGTTTACGTCCGAGAACAGGAAGTCGCCGTAAATCCCTAGGCCGCCACCCTGCAGGAATGCAGCGCCCCAGAACTCAGGTGAATTCATAGGCCGAGGATCACGGCCTTTCGACATCTCCTTGAGCTGCATCGCCAAGGCACCCATCAGCGTAGCCGAGATCAACAGATCTGCGAAGTACACGCCTTTGCCCTTAACCCCTGCTTGGTTCATGCCGCGCATTAGGTGAGTATTCAGCAAGGTAATGCCGAACCCCTTGTACATTGCGAAAGATCTGGTCAGCTCGCCGGCAATCGTGCCTGGTCGGGTTTCGCCCGTCAAAGCCACTCGGCCACGAACAGACGTAGACGGAACAGCAAAGTTGGTTTCTGTGTTAATCATCTCCATCAGACGAATGCCAAGCTGATTGGCCATCTCTGGCGTCAGATCTGTGCGAGACTTGACATCAAGCGGGCGCAGAAACTTGGCGCCCTGCTCGTCGTAGAGATCAGTTGCGCGGATCATGTCCCACCGATCGGCGCCGATGTCATAGCGCTCCAATGTCTTTTTCAGCATTGGCGGAAGATCATCGAACTTCTTGCCCACGCTGTCGGCTAGCGTTCCCATGAACTCCATGCCGAACGACCAGCGCCCTGCCTGCGTCATTGGCGAAAGCAGAGATGCACGCATCACGAAGTCAGCCACCCGGCGCGTCACCTCTGGGCCTGAGATGTCACCAACATAGCGCATCTGTGCAGATGCAATGCTGGTCCAGCCTTCAGCGATCAGGCCAAGGCGGATCGCCAGTTCGCCTTTCTCTTTTGCATCCAGCGGGTTCAGGAATTTTAGATACTGTCCGAGCATCCTGGTTTGCGGCAGTCCGGCAAAGTTTCGCGCCATGCGCTGAAAGTTGATGTCGGTGATTGCTGCGATTGCCGCAGATCCAAGCTGCGCAGACTGCAGAACCTGCCGGGTTCCTGCGAACGTGGCTGCAAAGAACGAATTGATCGGTGCGTTCACGTTGCCGGTGATTGCCATGTACAGCTCATCAATCGTCTTCGATGTGCCACGCGCACGATCGGCCATCGCCGGATCACCGCCTGCTTTCTTGGCCAGCGTCTGCTTGATGAATGTCGTAGTTGCTTTCGGGTTTGGCCCCATGATTTCCATCATGCCGATGTCACGCGCCATCATGTCGATGTGAGCGATCATGGTGTCAAAGACATTGGAGTTGCCAAATTTCTCCTGGTACTGCAGCCAGGTGTCGGCATCCTTGAAGACCAGAAAGCGGTGATCTTGGCGACGGTTGGCGATCGATTTGCCAGACGACTGGCCGCCAGGCTTCAGCTTGTTCATGCCATCCGTGCTGATGCTCTCGTACACATCACGCAAGGCAAGCTCTAGCTTTTGCGGCGAGAACGGAAGCCCGGTGGTTTCGTCAACCATCTTGCTGGCATTTAGCCTGGGAGCGATGTAATCGCGCCATTGCGTGTAGCCTGCCTTCATCACTGCAAGCTGATCGTGAACTTGCGGCAAGCCCCAGTCGCTGCGCTTGGGGATAGCGCCGCCAGCCATGTTGAAGCGTTTGCGCAGCATTTCTGCCGTTTTGTTCCAGGCTTGGGCCAGCTCGCTTGCGGAAGCATCGCCGGTCGATTCGCCAAAGATTTCACGCGCAACATTCTTGAGCTTTGCCTTCTGGCGCACCTCACCGATCAAGTTGCGGCGGAACTCTCCTAGGAACGATGACATGCCCGAGAAGGCTTCGCTCTTAACCTCTTCAATGCGCTGCGTAACGCTTGAGAATGTGGACAAGGTGTCCTGCTCAAATATTGCAAGAGCGCCACTGAATGGATCTTTGCGGCCAAACCGATCGGTGTAGCCGTCGATGTTCTTAGTGATTTGCTGCCAAGACCGCAATTGCGCAACTTTATTGCGCTTGCGGCGGATAGCCTGCCTACGCAGCGTGTCAAACGTATCCTGGCCAGCTTTGGCTTGCGCCGAAGCTTTGTTCATCTTGCCCTGGTATTCGGCATCCAGCTCGTCAAACAGATCGCGTGCCGTTGTTGCCTGCTCTGGCGTGATCTCGCCCGAAAGCTCAGCATCGTCTATGCAGTTTCTAAAGCTCATATTGGACACCTGCTCAATCTGTCGATCATCATATTGTCAGCGTTCAGCTCATCCAGCAACATGCGCGGAGTGATCGTTTCACTGACGATCTCGCCGGTGTCTGGATCGATCCTCTCAGCGGTCGGAAACTCCATGTCCAGCAAGGACTCACCGACTGCCGGGATGTCAATATCTTCCTCCGCAACTGAGGACTTGACGCCGACTGTCTCTCTGCCTATATCTTGGGTGGAGGTATTCCCCATGCGACTGTTCAGGTTTGACGTTTCCGAGATCGGAGCCGTCTCCGACAATGGCCTTGCCAAGTTGCTCGTCGGGTCAGATTGGCTGCCGAGCGATCCTTCCAGAGCAATGGCCCTTGAGATATTGGCTGACGAAAGAGCTGTAGAGCTTTCGGCCACAGAGGCTGCAGATGCCTTAGCATCACGCGGCGCACCGACCCCGATCTTCTGAGCGAACGACGGATCAAGCGTAGCTTGCACGTTGCCGTAAAGCTCAATCATCTTGGCTTCAGCAGCCAGGCGATCTTCGATTGATTGGGTCGGATCGCGTGAAATTTCGTACAGCTTGTGGCCGCCATTTTTCTTTGCGTCAAACATGCCAGGCGGCCAGATCTGGATCTCGCCAAGCTGACCATCGTCAAAGCGCACCATGATCTTGCGGTCAAAGTAACCGACAGGCGTGGTGGCCCAGCCTTCGTCGATCAGATGGAACCTAGCCGCCAGAGCTGCGACAAAGCTTTCAGCCTCATCAAATGTGCGGGCTGTGATGCCAGTGCGGGCTACGTCTGCGATCTTGCGATAGTTACCGGCGTATTTGTCTTGGACTTTCTGTTGAGTCCGATCAGCCCTCTTGAGAGGTGCTGACTTAAACTCAATGCCCAGATTGCGTGCGGCTGCTTGCGCCGCATCGTTCAGCGCCGCATGATTGCGAGCCGCCGCCTCCATCACAGTGTCGATAGTGTCATATGGCTGCGTGGCCTTGAGGTTGACCACCAGCTCATCAAGCTGGATCTTGCTGAGAGACGGGCCTTGGATGAAGACACGATCGACCCCGGCGCCCATAGCGTTGATAGTTGCAGCAACATCAAACTGCGGCGGCAAGAGTGCTTCCATCTCTTGGAAGAAATCCTGCTCAAAGACACGCGCCTGGTCTTCAGCGCCAGATCCACCTGGATCGTCGAAAGCGTCTAGCTGTTCTTGCTCAATGCTATTTCGTACTGAGCGTTCCGGCGCTGCAGCATTGATATTGCTTCCTGCATCGCTAATCGCTGCGCTGTCATAGTCGCCCGCGTCAATTGCTCGTCTGACAGACTCGATGAAATTTCGAGTAGCCGAGGCGATATTCCCAGTGGATTTTGCATTTCGAGCGGCGGCGTTGAGCGCATCTGCGATTGCGCCTTTTCGGTTGGCTTGGCTTTGGAGGAAGGCGATTGCGGTGCCATCTTCATTAATCCTTTTCTGGTTCGACTCGGTGGCAAGCTGGTTGCCTTCGCCTTCGATCCGAGACTGATTGTCCACTAGGTTTTTGAACGTAGCACGATCCTTGCGGAGCTGCTTCTGTGCGCGGTCCAGGATCTTGGCACGTTCTGCAAACAGGCTCTCAACAACCATCTCTTCGCCGAACAGGTTTTCCTGCGTCTCACGAGAGATCGGTGTGGCCATGACCTGGCGCACGATCGCCTCGGCCTGGAACTCATTGGCAGGATCTGCTTTTGCCAGAACACCCATCGCTGCTGTCTGCATGTCAGGATCGTTTGATGCCAGCCTTCCGACAATAGCGGCATAGTTTGACGGGACGACCTCATTGCGCACCATGCCCCAAGCCTCGTCGCTTAGGTTGGTAAGCTCACGGGCCTGCCGCACAAACGGCGAGCGCGGCGGCAGCTCGGTCACGCGACCAGGCGCCGTGCGTAAGACTTTAGCAGCATCGATCGCCGTGCCGGTGCCTTCAGAGATGTTCTTAAGTGCGGCAATAACCATTGCCTCTTGAGGGCTGACGCCATCAACCTCGCGCAATTGCATGCCATACAACACGACATCCTGGCTAGGATCAGAAGCCTTGATGCGCTTTGCCAGGCCAACGCGCTGATGACCATCTGCGATAAACTTACGACCATCAGCGTATTCGTAGACGGTGACGTTTCCCGCTTTGATTGGATCCCAGGTGGTGATCCCCTGCAGACGATCGGTCACTCCGAAAGCATCGCCGCCAGCCTTGAACTGAAACGTCTCGGCATCGACTTCGATCTCGTCTGGATCAAACTTAAAGATGACGCCATCAAGGTTGTCGTATGCGTCAATCGATTTGGCCGGGGCTGGTGGGGTCTGAGGCTGGTTCGAAATCGCGGGCGGCTGATTTGCCTCGACCGCTGCAAGTGCATCAGACACTCGCGCCTTATGCTCGACTTCACCTTTTGCCGAAGGGGTCAGAGGATTTGCCGCTGCAAGATCTTCCGCGTTTTGCGCCTTGAGCAATAGCGTCTCAGCTTCCGGCGACAGCTTGACGCCAGACTTGCGCAGGGCTGCAATGCCAGATTTTGCCTGGTCAATCGTAAAGGATGCCCCACGACCAGCGCCGGCGATAGCAACCGGGATTGCCGCACCACCAGCCGCTGCAAAACCGACGTTGGTGAAGAAGTCTTCAGCGGTATAGTCAAGACCCAGAGTTGCGTACCACTCAGCAATCTCAGGCTGTTGGATGCCTTCGATACTTGCCCCGATAAGAGCCTCTTGCATCGCAAGGCTCCACAGGTTCTTAGCAGCGCCGCCAATAACCATAGATTCGAGGTTGACGGGATCAGTGACCGCAGCCCCCGCGCCACCGACAAACTGCGCCATAAAGTTGCCGGCACCAGGCGAGCGACCGAAAAGCTCATCGGCCTCTTCCATAGTTGCCATCGCGTCTTCAATGACGCCCTTCCGCAAATTCAAATCAAACTGCGGATCGGTGACGCGCGTTACGAAGTCTGCATTAAACTTGTCTTTGTTGTCCGCAACGTATTTCTGAATCTCGCGCAGGCGGTAGCTGTATTGATCTTCCCGCGTATCGCCGCTGGCAGGTGCAGACAGAATGCCTGTGTCCATATAGATCGCAGGGTTGTAGAAGTCTTCACCCGTCACCGATCGGATTTCTTCGACTACTGGATCTAATGAGCTGCGAAGGCCCGAGATCAAGCCCTGGCGCCCGGTTGCCGCACCAGACTTGAAAGCCATAGACAGATTTTCAGACAGCTCACCGATCGGCTTGTTCCTGGTGGGGAGCGAGCCGATTGCTAGTGGATCTGGCTGAGACGGGATAATCCCCATTATTCAAGCTCCATCAGATCTTCAAATGTGAACGTGATCGTGTCGCCTCTTGCGTCAGTCATAACAGCAAAGGAATTATCGCCATACTGTCCATAGGTAAGGGCGTAGACCTGCCGACCCTGCTCGTCCCTGCCAAAGACCATTGTCTTGTACTCATCGTCATCAGATGCCTCTGCAAGCATTTCAGATGTATCTGTGTCGATGAGCAAGTCTTTGTTCCAGGGAACCGTAAGCAAGCCTTTGGGAGCAAGCTTGGGCAGCAAGTTTTCTGCGTCATCTGCGGTCATCGTCGGCGGCAGCATGGTTTGAATGCCGCGAACCTCCTGAATGCCACCGCGTCCAGTTGCTTTATCGTAGCCCGTCACGGCCAAAACCGATTCCTGCCAGAGAGCCGGATCAAAATCAATTACACCGCGCCGGCTGGCTTCTCCTGTGTAGTAAGCCATAGCCGATTCATTCAATGCGGTGGTGAGTTGCGCGTTCACATTTGCAGGCAAGAACGACAGAGACGACGAAACGATCTCGCGCACGAAAGGCTCAGTCATCTGCGGAGTGGCACCATCTGGCTTGTTTCCAGCCGCAAGCAACGTAAGTCCTGTGACAACCTTTTCAGCCGTAGCTCCCTGACCGTCACTCAAAAGACCGGCAACATGCCCCATCGCCGGAACCTTTGGCGCAATCTCGGCAATGACAGATGGAGCATAATAGCCATAGTCTTGATTGATGTTTGAGATCATCTGAAGCTTTTGCAAAGGAGCAGCGGCTTCAAAGTTTGCTGCGGTCTGATCACGCTCGGCCTGCGTCAAGAAAACAGGAGCAGCAGCCGGAAGCCCGGCAGCGGTCGGGCGATAAATATCTCGCACCAAAATTGCGTCTTGAATTCGCTTCTTGGCGACATCCGGCATAGGCTGCGAGAACGAGGTGTCGATCGGAGCCAGCTTGATCTGGCCGTTCTGGTTGCCCCAGGTCAGGCCACCATCTTCAGTAATTGCCTTTTGCATGCTTGCTTTGAATGACCGCAAGAAATCAACAGCAAGCTGCTCTCTGTTCGTATCGATGCCTTCGGCGCCAAAAGTTGCGCCACCTTCCAATTCGCTTAGGGTATTCTGCACCTGAATTGGATTGGCAATTTTGACCTCGGTTGCTAGGTCGCGCAGGAAAGAAACATCCTGGTACTGAGCTTCAGTCGCGGCGATTAAGCCGGGGTCTACGCCAGCCTCCTTGGCAGAGGAAATGATTTGGCCGATTTGACCCCAATCTTCATCTGAAACCGTGCCGCCACCTTTGATGGTATTAAGGGCTGAAGAGATAGACCTATCAGCCTCTTTTGCTGCTCCTTGGGCGCGAAGCTGAAACTGTTCTTGCTCCAGGGTTGGGCCGCTCACATATGCGGAAAGACCGTTCACATCCTTCAGGATTGAAACGCGATCTTCTGGATCCAATCGCTGCATGAGGCTGTAAACATACAGACCACGAGGATCAGAAATCCCAGACGGATCATCTGTTTTTAACGCTTCGTGAAGCTGACTTGCCGCTGCGATAGAAAAATCTTGCTCATCAACATATTTAATCGCAGCACGCTGTGTGCCGTTTTTCAGCAGCGCATACTCTTGCTTGGTCAAAGCCTCATAGTTGCCAAGACCATCATTCGCAAGCCGGGCAGTATCAGCCCCAATGCCAGATAATGTCAGGTTCAGCGCAGTAATGTCAGTGCCATTTGCAATGGCGTCTTCCGCGCCTTGCATGCGCAGCGCACGAGCCTCTGCAATCTGGCGTTCAATCCTTGCCTGGATCGAATCGCGCAGTTGGAAACGCAGCGTCAACTCTTGCTGATTGAACCGTGCGTTGAAAGCATCGGTCATCGATCGGCTTGACAGATTGTCAGCCAGGCGATCTCGGATGTCTTTGGATCTGGTACGCCATGATCCGTTTTCGTTAGTTACATCTTCAAGCCGACCGTTCTTGCCAACATCTTCCGCAAGAAGGCGCATCTCTTCGTCGGCTGCAAGCATGGCTTCGCTGTACTGGACTTCAGCATCAGCCTTGGCACGCATAAGGGCATATTCACCAACTTGCTCAAACAAAGCGCCAGCCACCCGGCCTTTTTGCAGCTCGGCCTGCGCCATAACATTCGGGTCCATCCGCGCCCTGATGCTTGCGCCAGGAGCCTCGTTGGTTGCTGTAGCCTGAGAACGGAAGACCGGAATGCGCATGGATTAGCTCCTGCCAAACATTTTGTATTCAAAGCCAATCTGCGCGGCCTGGCCAATCGACCCAATCAAGCTTGCAGTGCCTGCAGCGCGAATGCCAGACGCCTGAGCCTGGCCTCCCATGCGGGTAAGCTGTGCGTTGAGCCTAGCGCTTTCCTGCTCGTCAGAGATCTGCATGTTTACGATCTGCCTGTTAAACTCGGCCACATCCTGTTCATACTGGAATTCGCGGGCATTCTCACGAAGTATCTGCAGCGGAGAGCCTTGCGACATATCAATGCCGGCGTATCCGAAACCAGCTCGCACTTCGCCCTGAACGTCACGCTCAAAGGCCGTGCGGCTGCGCTGGGCTTGAACCAAGAAGTTCTCGTTGAAGATCTTGCGCTGGCGTTCAAGCAGATCGATGTCGCGTTCAATGATTTTCGCATTGAATTCGGCGGCTTTTTTTGCCTCCGCTGCAGCAGCACTAGAAGCCTTCTTTTGAGAAATGCCGCCTAGAAGAGTGGCGCCGAGTGATATTAACGGAAACAGGGCCATCACTCACCTCATTTGTCGAAGGTGTTCATGCGCGGGAACAGCGCAAGAATTGTCATTGGAAGCGGCTGGTTCTGCCGTGCGTAGATGCGATCATCATCATCGAAGCCGCCCTCAAACTCAATGTCCTTGTCGCCGGTGAACAGAGGAACAGCCTGGTCCATAGCCATTGAACTATCGCGGAAGTAAATCCGATCAAGCTTGTCAGTACCACTTCCAACCTCGGCACCGACCGTTTCATGCAGTCGAACCGTGACAGCGTGCAACCTCTTCGGCTTGCCCTGGCTCGTGCCATCTACGGACCCGGCCTCAATGCGCAAGGTCTCCATGCTGCTCGTGTAGCCATAACCGATCGCTGCAACCGTGCTGGGGAAGCTTAGAGCAACTGAGCCATTGGAGACAGTCTTATCAGGATGAGACGCACCATTGGCCAAGATGGACACCGTTTCGCCGGGCAAGTGATGCAAACCAGATAGGGTCGATACCGCAGTGCCACTGTACGACAGGCCGCTATCCACAAAGAAAGCACCAGTGGTCACGCCGCCAAAGTCAAACGGCTTCATCTGCTCGACATAGCGTTTCGTCACACCGCTGATCGTGCGCTTGACGACCATGTACAGCTCGTCCTCGCCGTCATCCCTGGGCAATACGGCCACGCTTTCAACAACAGCCTGGCCGCCATTAAACGCGCCACCGATCACATGCTTGTGAAAAGCAACGACCTGCTCCTCGCGGCGGTAGGTCATGCCCACAAGCGTGCCATCTGCGCGAACCATCCAAATAACGCTGTCAGGCTCTTGCTGGTAGGCAAACTGAGTTACGCCGCCTTCAGTGATATGCTCAGCCAGGATCGACATGTCGGGGGCCGTGTAGGCATCTGCGTTGAGATCACCGACATACTTCAGTTCTCTGATCTTCCTGTTGCCGCGCTGCAGAAACAGCGTCACATCTGCGACCTGAACTGGTTCAATGGACGACGTGCCATAGTTTGAGTATTTGCGGATCAAGGTCGTTGTCGGCGTGATCGGTCCAGAGCTGGTGGCCGTGACGACATATTCACCGCCAGCCGTTCCAACTGTCAAAACCCTGGTCGCAGAGATGTATCGGATCGCGTTCATCTGACTTGACGCGATCGTGTAGATCAGTGCGTCATCAGCCGCCGAGCCGATCGTGAAGTTCAGGTAGTTCCCGTTTTTGGAGAACCACAGGGTCTGCGGGTTGTTGTTTGATCCACCAAACACCAAGCGCTGTTCGAAGAAGGCAACAACGCTGGGGCGATCGTTTGATCCACTCAGCGCAGGGCTGGGCGTACCTGTGATCGTAGCCGTGGTGAGCGTCCACGCTGCAGAACCTGTCCGGCCCAAAATCCGAATGTCGTAGCTGGGATGCACGATGTACATCGTGTCCGCCGATTGCGCGTACCGAAGCTGAAACAGATCCGCCTCAACATATGGGGTAGAGATCTGGTAGATCTTATCAGCCGTGCCGCCAGACGTGTAGGTCGTAAACGATGTTGTGTTGATGTTTACGCCAAACAGATCTTTCAGCGTGAAGGTGTTAGTCGTCGCGTTGGCCACAATGTAGTTCCGGCCATTCAGCTCGGTCATGCCGCCAACGCTTTCGATGTAGATCTCGTCACCATCGCTGAAACCGTGCGAGTTGGACGTGATCACACCAGGGTTGGCTTTCGTCACAGCCGTGATCGTCTTGGCAGAGCCTGTCAGAACCTGCAGGCCGTTGCGGTAAACCCGCATGGTCTCAGGCCCAAACTCCAAGATGTAGGTATCGGTCGTCTTGAACTGAAATGGGATCAGTCGAGCCTTGGCTGCGCTGTTCTTAACCTCGCCCAGAAACTCAGTGCCTGGTCTGCGGGTCACGCCGCCATGCGGCATAACCACCATGTTGGTTAGCTCAGACAAACCTTCTCTGTATTTCTCAAGCGTGATCCGGCCCTCAAGCCGGGGCGAAATCTCACCTGCTGTGAATGCGCTTAGAGCCGGGGCTGAACGAGCCATCAGAACCTCGATTCAATAAAGTCGCTTGCCTCAAGCTTCTGCGGCGCACCCTCGGTCGCATCAACAAACCGAGCCTCGCGCAGCTTCTCATCGTAGAGTGCCGTCACGAGCTGCACGACCGTTGTGGATCCAGTGACAGCATAGGCGATCTCCATCGCCAAGCGGGCCGACAAAGCCTCAACCAAGCTGGCATCGTATTCCTGCGGGTCAGTGACACGCGCAATATATTTGATCCGTGCCGTGCCTTCGTCCGTAAGAAGCTTACGCCCCTCAATGACAAACACCGGGCCTCCGCGATTGGAGAACATGTTGTCTTGCGGGTAGGACAGCGAACCATTGCTGAATTCCAGAACCCGCAAGCAGTACGGATCGGTCGGCAAGGCGTATTGGTAGGTATACCCAAATGCAGGGGTTTGCGTCTCCTGGGCCAACTCGGCCCGGCGGATCAAGCAATTCCAAGGATGGGAGCGAAAGACAGCATCCCGAGCAGAGGAATAGCGCTGGTTCACCAAGCGCCCTGCTTTGCTGTTTTCATCGAAGCTGGAAATATTAGAGGCCCCGATCATGTTGAGCGCGTAGTTCGCAATATCAACTGTACTTGCCATCGGATCGCCCCTTGTGGTGGTAAGGGGGCAGTTGCCCGCCCCCTTAGTTTTTTAGTCCAGAGCGTACATGATGGTCAGTTCGATGGTGCCAGTGCCAGCGGCGCCGCCCATCGTAACAGTGACCGGCATGCCGTTTGCGTTGGCATCAACCTCAGTGCCAGAACCCAGAGCCAGAGTGGCAAGGATCGTGGTCTTGGCAGCCGAAGAGGTCGAGGTAGCAGCCAAATAGGCGGCTGCAGAGGCCGACACAGCAGAGCCAGAGTGGTTGGTGTGAGCGCCGTAACCAACCGACAGGGTGGTCGAGGAGCCGAGAGCGTCATTCGCCAGGAAGCCGGAGATGAGACGAGCGTTGTCCGGCAGGACAAACATCTCAATCACATCGCCCGAAGCCAGCGAAGAAGCCTCATAAGTCCCGTGCGCGATGCGAACACGGCCAGCAAGCTCGTTGGCCTTGTTCTTAACGGTCGGGTTAGCACGAGTGTTCGTGCGCTGCGCAGAATAAACAGTAGCCATTGCTCTTCTCCTTATTCAGTGCAGAGGACTTCAACGACCTTCTTCTCTTCCATGCGGGTGGCGCCAAGCG